CAACTAGAACAAGCAACCGCATTTATATTAGAAACCAATAAATATATATACGAACAAGCCAAAGAACTAGCAACGCAACACTTACAAGCAGAAGATAACAAGAACTTTAAATTTAGAGTTAAACGCTACGAGCCAGAAAGCAAAGAAACGCTTTTGCATTTCGCTGATGAAATTACTGCATGGGCTGAATGTGAAAAGAACTATCCGCTTATGGATTTCATAGATAAATTTTTTAAAATTAAAAAGGGGTACTAATGATTAGAGTACAAATACACGGAACTACAATTTTTGGATACGTCCGAGGAGATTACAAAGAAAATAATCTCAAAAGAGTTGCTTTTCTTGACGAGGAAACCAAACAAGTAAGACGAGTCACTAAAAACCAAATTAAAGAAACTTATCAAAAAGACAGGTATAACTAAAATGACTAAAACAATATTACAAAGCAGAATCACGCACAAAGAAACTAAAAAACCTTATGTGCTTTTAAAACAAGAAGGCAATAAATACTATATTGATGTTCTTGAATACAAGGGCGATAAATACGAACCAAAAAGAAAAAGCGGTGTTTATTCAGACATTGAATATTTTAAAACGTATGATGAAGCAGATACTTCATTCATTCAATCTTGTTTAAGGTATAATTAACCAATCACGAAGGCTGAGAAGGGTATCTCAAACCCCCTAAAGTATAATTACTCTTCTTGGCTTTCTCTCTCCAACATCACGCCCAAACCAACGAATAAGAAATGCTTATGCTGAACGCCCCTCTTTAGGCTTCGCAACACTTTCCTCTCCCCATCAATCGCACACCAAATAATATTTTGATCCATAAGATTTTGAATACCTTTACTAACGGTCTTCCTGTTCATACCAATCATTAACGCCAAGTAGCTAACCGCATCATGGCTTGAATAATCCTGGGCCGAATACCTCTCGCACAAAGCATACAAGACGAGCTTCTCCCTACCCTTTAAATCGGTTCTGCCCAGATGTTTCTTATACCACTTCCAGACAACCTTCTTCAGCTTCGAATAACTCTTATACTTCATGGCTACACCGTAGGTTATCAACCCACTCTTCTCTGGAGTCTCAATCGCTTCTACGACTAACCACCACTTTTCCTTATTCAACTAACTAACCGCCCTGAGACTAAAATCCCTTTTCGTAAACCATTCATTCATTAACACCATCGAGTCTTTGCAAATCGTATAGACTCTCTCCCTCTTATCCTTCCCTACGTCCTTGCACATATACCCTCTCGCGACAAAGTCCTCTAACACCGTTGCCACCGTTGACCGACTCCCCATGCTTCCTGGCAATAGTTTCACTATTGTTTCAAAATTAATGCTTTTGCTACTCGCGTCAGCAATAGCAACTTCCAACACCAATAAATAATGCAACGGGTCAGACCACCAGAACGCCATGAAACCTTTCCTCCGCTTATTCCTGTAAAACTCATCTCTCGCTTCTATCATTCTGCTCTCTAACTGTTTCATTTTGCTCCTAAAGTTTTCACGATTCATGTAATGATTAGTTATAGTATTACAACCCAACATTATCCTTAAATATTACTCATACTTTTTACCCCTGAGAGATGAGCCGACAGGCTCACTCTCTCTATTAGTCTAGTCTTGGATATATGGGTACCCGTATGGTCAATCATTGGGTATATGGGTACCCTGCTATTGGGTATATGGGTACCCAATTAAGTATCCTTCTTTTTGTCTTTTTTAGACTCTTTTTTGGTCTTTTTCTTACTAAATATTCTATCCCAATTATCCTCAAATATTTTCTTATCTATTTGTCTTGGTCGTTGGTCACTTCCCTTTCCATTCATTTCATTTACTCCTTAGTCCCAATCAAAGGACTTTTTATTTTGATCTAAAATTTCTAAAACTGCACCACGTCTAACCAAAGTTTTGGTCGCATAATCTACGTTTCCAGAATTACTTTTAACTAAACTGGCTTTTACAACTGCCATTCTGTCTACTTCAATACCTTGCTCCAAGCATATCTTTTCGCAAGTATCGTTATCCGCTAACCACATTGCGATAGCAAAACGAACTGAGTCCGTGATGGACGAGGCTCCGCGAATTTCTGCTCTGTGAGAAAGCGCATCATCTGAGTCATTAGTAAGGGCCGATTTTGCCAAGTGATGAACTGTTAAAGTTGTGACACCTATCCTTGCGCTAATATTTGCACAATAACTACCCCATAACTGACCAACTTCATTGCTTGAACTTATATTTCCAGTCGTAAATGCTTGTAATGGGTCAAATACAACCAGTTTTAAATTTGGTATTGTCTTTAATTCTTCTACTAACTCAGTTGCCTGGGACGTAATCCCTTCTTCTCTTAATAAAATCATTGGTTCTTTTTGTTCTGGAATAGGAAATACATAAACGTCATACTCGGATTGAAAACGTAAACCTAATGGGTCTAACGCATCAATCCTTCTATGCACTTCCCCAAGATCATCTTCAGCTGCAAAAATTACAGTAGAGCCTTTTTGTTTTATGGTTTTACCCCACCAATCACCGCCAGTTGCAATGCCTAAAGCTAATTGAATCATTGATAAAGACTTACCAACGCCACCGACAGCTGCAATGATGCCTGGTTTACCAAAAGGAATGAAACTATCTACTAACCACTCTATTGGTTTAGGTTCTTCAACCAAGTTGCGAATAGCATATTGTCTAATATTAAATTTAGACTCTATTAACTCTAACTTAACTTGTTCTAATCCCTTCTCTAAATACAAATCATTGAAATCACCAATAATAGAGGGCAATCTGGAAACTGCATTAGTAATACTATTGACTACTTCATTGGCACATTTTTCGCCAATCCCAGATGTATCGTTATCAAGTGCAATAATAAACTTTGCACCTGTTATAGAACGCAATCTCGTACACGCAGAGACACAGAAATTTGCAGAGAATACCACCGCGACAGGTAAACCCGTAGCTTCGTATATAGAGGCTCCTGTTGCATATCCTTCACATAAAATAATTGTTTCTAAACCAGGTAATTCATGCGCTTCACAACCAATTAAGAATACATTTCCTTTAACTTCACCACCTCCAGCAAACTTTTTACTGCCATCTGGCATGATGTATTGAAGTGACTTTATTTCTGAAACTAATATTCCATTATCATTATTTCTTATGATAGAATGCACCCCGATTAATAGGTTTCCATTAATCGTTTTTAAACCATAATTTTTAATCTTTTTATCTGTGAGATACTTATGCTCTATAACTTCATTCGCACCAGCAAACTTTTCCTTAACGTATACGGCAACTTGTTCATGCTGTATTTTCTTAGCCTCCTCTCGCCTCTTTTGTGCCTCTTCCAGCTTGGTTTGTAATACCCTTTTTTGCTCGGCAGACATCTCATTAGGATTATAAGAAGTAAACTTGTTTTCTAAATTGGTTCTCCAATTACCATAAACGCACACAAAGTTTTGATCTAACTGGTTATAAACATAATACCCAGAACGCTCACCACCCCTATCTGGTCGATGGTTAGGACCAGCACTTACAGAAACTCTAACTAAGTTCCCTGTCGTATCTAAATAATCAACTAACAAACCATGAGAACGCATCTCATTGATTAAGTCAGCATTAGATTTACTTGTATTACTAAAGGCATAGTTGTCATCTATAACAACGCCCTTATCTCCATAAAATTGTGTTAAGTCAGTCATCAGCCTGTGCCTTGGAGTTATTGAGATAACTTGACACAAGCCTTCTTATAAAACTAATCCTGTCTTCTTTAGTCCATTCATGCAGGACAAAGGATTTATTTTTTTTAGAAACTTCTAGGTACGTTGACTTACTATCACTTAGTGCAACAGATAACAGCTCCTCGTTAATCTGTGCGAAATTTTTAATTTGCTCCATTTTTTTACCTTCTCCAATAAATTTAAGATGTTCATAACAACAGGCACCTTTAATCTTGCCGTTGCGGATATGAAGTAGCGGAGAGCTAAGTCCATGACAGTATGAACATAGACTCGGCCTCCGATACTTAAGATCATCATTATTAAAAAGGTAGGTCGTCTTCGTCTTCGACATCGCTAGGGAACATTTCCTCTTTATCTTCTTTTGGTAATACGTCTTTAGGGTCTACGTTTTCTTTAGTAGCAGTAGAACCATAAGGCTTCCAACCATTACCAAAGTCATCTTTGACTTCTAAATAACCTTTCTCGCCAACGACTAATTCGCCTTCGACTTTTTTACCCAGAAGTTCATCAGAGTTTTTCATTGATGCTACTCCCATTGCATTTAGCATTTTCATTAATGACTCTCTGCCTATCTCAACAGGCTTGTCATTATTGTGTGCCATTGTGAACGCATGACTAACTTTTATAATCTCGCCCTCTACATCAAAGTGAATCTTTAAAGCCTTCCAACCATTCTTACCCTCAATCATTTCTGACCCAGCGTATTCAAAGTTGTATCTTCCAGGCTTTACCCTATCTCCACCGCCAGAGCTTTCTCCGACTTCTATTTTATCCAAACCAAATTCTGTTAAATCCATGTTATTACCTCCGTAAAATTTAACAATTAATAATTAATTACCCAGGGTCGTATTCCTCGTAATCATCTGCTCGACTTATTTCTTCTTCAAGGGCATCAACAACATCTGCTAAGACTCTGTTTGCACCTAACGGGAGAATAAGGTCATCATCTCCGTTTTTATCCATACAATCTTCAACTAAAATTTTAGCTTTACGCATAAAGTAAATTAGTTTTTCTTGTTGAGTTGCCATTACTTCGCAATCAGTTTACCAATTTCAGTCCACGTCTTTTCAGCTCTAACTATAAAGTCATCGCCTTCTTCTACGACTGATATTTGTTCTGGTAATCCGTATCTGTTTTTGGCTACACAAGCTGGGGATTCAGTGGTCACTAATATCCTTCCAGATTGAACAGTCTTACTTGTTAGTCCTTTACTACCTTGAACTTTTACAGTTCCTTTTTTGTAGTTTAAGAACAAACACATATCACTTGCTTCAAGTACCAAGGCACTTGCTGCTTTGTGCATTTTAAGTTCATGCCTATCGTATGCCTCAGTAGATGGATCGTGAAATGCTTTGATTTGGTTATGAGCAATCATAACGATACGCATTTTCTTTTCGTTTCTTAATATATTTACTAAATCAAGAACCTCTCTCCAATACTTCAACGCTTCTGCATACCCACGACCATAACCAAAACTTTCAATCGAAGGTTGTTTATGTGCTTCACAAGTTTTTGCATGAATAAGTGGCTCTAACCAATCTAAACTATCAATAACTAAAGTGTTGTATTCAAGTTCATCTGCATCAACTAAAGATTTTAAATACCCGTGAAAAGTATCGTAGTCTTTTGATAATGGAAAGTGAGGTATATCTCTGTTGTTAGTTAAGATTCCCAAACCTTCTTCAGTTTGCAAGACAACAGGATTTTTACTTCCTACTGCAAGTGTTGTTTTACCTAACCCAGATGGGCCATAGATAATTACAATACTTGGTTTTGCTTTTGCTTTCTTTTGTATTGCTGCTAAAGACATTAGTTAATCTCCTTAGTAACGCCCTCTATCTTGATAGGCTTTTTGTAAGGCGGTAATTCTTTTTCTAACTTCTCTAGTGTGTTAGCTACATTTTTTCTTACCGCTTCCATGTGATGCACAGTCTTAGTTGCTAATTGATATGCTTCACTCAACTGTTGCTCCGCTTGTAAGTCTCTGCTGATTTCTTCTACCAAAGGCGCAGTTGCATCAGTTAAGTCTCTCTCAAATATCTCTCTAGGGTTTCCATCTTTATCTTGAAAACTTAAGAGGGGTTGTTCCTTCTTCTTTTCATTTACCATTTTAATTATCCTCCATGGATTTATAGGTTTCGCAAACTTCTTTGTGTGAACAGAATTTGCACCAATTTCCAGCACTAAAGCTAGGCTCATCACCCATTGCTTCATCACAAGCTGGTTTCAAAATATTCAAGCCCCAGTCAACTAAGTCGACTGCTTGAATATCCCAAGTTCGTATAGGCCCATCTTTATGAAAGGCTCTTTTGTTTGGTTGTACGATTGTCATTTCAATGACTGTATCTTCATTGCCCCATCGTGATAGGCAACCTAGGGCGTAGCACATTAGCTGTTCGTTCATCACAACATCTACTGCCCATGCACCAGACTTTAAATCGCCAACGACCATTCTATTACCTTCGCCAAGGATAACTGCATCAGCAGTTCCCCAAAGGTCATCGTTTATATCTGGAGCATTTACTTTTTCTTCTACAAGTAATTTACCGTTAAGTTCTTCAGTTCTTTTATTAATATAATCAACATAGATTTCTGCCATGTCGATGTCATCTTGCGTAATATCAAAACTAAAACCATCTACATCTACTGTTCTACCAAGATAATAGTCAGCTAAAGAAATACCATCTAATCTATTTTTAAGTAAGGCTTCTACCATTTCGTGAGTAGAAGTACCTCTGGCTGCTGCCATGCTACCTTTACGTTCCGCAGCTGCATTTATCTTTGCACTAGCAGGGCAACGAATAATTCTATTAATACTACTGGGTGATAATATTGCGTGTGGCAAGTCCGTACTCCTCTCTTATTAATGATGCAAATAGTTCCGTAGAAATATTCATTGCAACATTGAAATCTTCCATTTCAAATAAATTATTTTTAAGTGCGTAAGTGTTAGCTATCATTACGCGCCAGTCTGATCTGTCAGCTCTAAACCATAAGCATGGTAAGAGTCTTACCTTCCTTGCTTGCGTGGTTGTTTGTTCCCAGAAGTTTTTTAAGTCTCCTGGTGTGATAACTTTTCTTCTTTTAACTTCGATAGCAAAACCATCTAAGCCTAGTAAGTCGTGGCCACCACCGAATGTTTGTGAGTAGTTAACTTCTAATTGAATACCTAAAAGTTCTTTGATTTCATCAATAACTTCTCGCTCACCTCTGCGACCTTTGTTTCGCGCGTTGACCAAACTACTCTCCGACTTGTGATGTTTCTTCTAGCTTTATGATTTCTTCAAACTTGTATCTAACTTGACCACCTAGCTTTACATAAGATGGGCCTTTGCCATGTGAACGCCAGTTCTCTAAAGTTCTTGGAGACATTCCCCATCGCTCAGCAAGTTCGTTTTGATTTAAAAATATTTTTTCTTCCATGTTGTTTACCTATTACTGTGTGGATTATGTTATTCTACTCGAAGTAATTTTAATAAAGCAAGTGACTGAGCAAAAATAATAGAAATATTATTCAGATTTAAACTTCAGAAATAAATTACAGAAAAATTATCAATAAAATTTAATCATTAATTTGGAGGAATAAATGAGTATAGATAACGTAACTCCTGGAGAGTGGGACAGAGCTAGAATGAAAGCAACACAAAAACAAATTGGTGGAAGCCATTATAAAGATAAAGGTATTCAACCTTTAGAGTACGCGTATAGCAATGGACTAACGCCTAACTTAACCAATGTAGTTAAGTATGTGACTAGAGAGAAAGAAGATAGAGTGAAAGACTTACGAAAAGCTATTCACTATATCGAACTTGAATTAGAAATGGTCTATGGTGTTGACCCAGAAGGTAATCCAATAGACTAATTAGACATCATTATCTTGGTCATGTAGTCAGATATTTCTTGATTATATATTGCTGCCTTTTGATCTCTTAGCTTTCTATATCTCTCCGTGGTTCTTGTACTAGAGTGGCCCATCATTCCAGATACGTCTTCTAGTTTCTCTATCTCACCACCTAGAGTACCAAAGTTATGTCTAAGGTCTTTAAACTGTAAATCTGGACAACCAGCAGCATCTCTAATAGCTCTCCATGTATGAAAAGGATATTTAACACCAAGGATATATTCATCCTTTTTTTCTAAACTATTAATAATCGCCATAGCTTGTTTTGATAATTGTATAACTCTATCCTCACCTTGATAATCAGTCTTATGGTTTTTTAATACTAATTTGTTGTCTTTTAAATCAGACCACTTGGCATTACCAATCTCGCTTACACATCTAGCACCAGTAAGTAAAACCAATCTTATGTACTTTATAGATTTTAAATGCCTAGGATGTATTTTAGCTTCTCTAATATTTATTTGTCTGTTTAGTTCTGCTAGTTCTTTATCTGTAATAGGTCTATTTCTTCTGTTTTCTGGATGCGTAGGAACATATTTAGCTGGATTAAACTTAGTATAAGACAATGCTATAGCTAACTCATAAGTTGCTTTTATCTCTTGAACAACTCTATTGGCTTGATATTTAGCTCTCTTACTTACTTCTCTATGTAGTCTGGTTATGTCTCCAGTTTCTATACTTGTAAGAGGTTCTCTTCCTAATGTTTTTCTAATATCGTTATTCCAAGACCTAACTATTTCTCCAACAAACTCTCCTTTGTCGTTTTTACTTACACATTTTTTACCACGGTTATATAGGTCTTCCAATCTCTCCTGGAATACATCATTAAGTGTTTCACTTTTCTTATTATTTAATGGATCAATACCTTGTGCAACTTCACCAAGTATTTGTTGTGCTTTGTTTCTTGCTACATTAATTGGTATGTCTCTAGTACCAAGAGTTAGTTCTCTCTTCCTATCATTAATGCGATAGAAAACTCTATAAGTTTTTTCTGTGATTAATAAATTGTTTACCTTTGTATCTCTTTTATATCTAGCCATAACTCGTACCTCCAAGCAGAGTCGCCATACAGTCGACCTTTAGTGTCGAAATGACGTGTATTTTAATTACCTATTAAGTAGATTATAAATCGAATCTTGTAAAGAAAACAAGGGTTTTTAGGGAAATAATGTACAGTCAAGAAACTGTGTGATTGTTAAATTTCTGCCTGCGCTACCAGGCTGCGCTACTCCCCGACTAGGTGAATAAACACCAGAAATCAGCCATTTATTGCAGTTTTTTTAGTACCAGAAGTCGACTCATTTTTGTCTTGTCGACCATTAGTCGCCAAAATAATCGACTCCATAGCTTCTTTTAAACTATCAATAGAATTGGTTGATTTCATAATTTCGTCCTTTATCGTGATTTGTGTTGTTTGACAATCACAAAAGGCTCTAAAGCATACGGTCTGGTATTCAAGATTAACCATTGCGATTATATCTATTTGATTTTTATTATAATGTCTTCCTTTTGTGGTATTGCCTTTGCGAATATCAAATCGCCAATTTTTATATTTAGATTCTATATGTGTGACTGTTTTAACTTGGCATCTATATAGTTTATGTTTCCACTCAAAGATTACATCGGCATGGGATGTATGAGGCATTATTGTAACGGTGTCTGATTCTCTCGCCAGAACTGAGCAGGTTAGGTATTCACCACTCCTACCTATTCGCTCCGTCTTGCGTGTCATAGTTTTCTAAGAAAGTTTCAGCTGTGATACCTTGTGAGTTTAGTAAAGCCTTTATATATTTAGGCTGCCTATTGAAGGCTGCTTTTGCAAATGCTTCTTCATTTATTCTGTTCTCTTTTATGTAATCATTAGCAGCATCTCTTAAAAGTTTTAAAGACTGTCTTAATAAAACATTTTTTTCTTGGTTGTTTTTTGATTGATATTGTTCGCTTTGAACCAGAACGGGTATAACTGTTTCTATTAAAGGTCCTAAATATTCTGCTCTTGTTTGATCTACAACAGCGTTACCAGAGTAAGGTAATATATCTCTTCTTTTATAACCAAGTCTATCGAACTCTCTTTCCGCTATATTCTTTTCTTCTCTTACAGTAGCACCAGTAAGCTGTCTTGTTAATGGTCCTGGTACTTCTGCACCCACAATCGGTAATTTGACCGTATCAGGTCTTCCAGGTGCAGCCGCTCTGGTTGGTGATTGTAGTTCTGGAAACTGCTCTCTTACTATGGGTATACTTGTTTTTAATCTATTGGTTGTATCAGTTAAAAATTCACCTGTAGGAACTGGTGCTCTAAAGTCTTGTTCTTGTTCTATAAAGTCATTAAACATTCTTAGCGGTGTTAAAAAACCACCAAGTACATCAGACACATAATCAGACATAAACTTGTTTACTTTTTCTTCTGTATCTAAACCACCTAAACCATCTAGTAAGTTTTGTATTAACTGTAAACTTGCACCAGCTCTAAACTGTGCTCCTGATAATGCTTGTAAAATATCTTTTGCATCACCCCAGTTACGACCAGATTCAATTCTTGTAATAACATCGGCAACAAATAAATATGGAGTAAGTGGAAAGTAAGGCCTCATGTCTACTGTTTTACCTTCAGTAGTTTCTAGTTCATACCATTTATGATCCTCTGCCATTCCTTTTCTTTTAGCTTCTATTGTTGCCATTAATATAGTCGAACCAATAACGGCTTGGCTAAATGCAGTAGTATCTCCCGCTGCAATCTTTTTAATTTCTTTTGGTCTTAATAATAATCCAAATCCAACTGGACTATGTTTAAACTGAAACTCAATAGCATTAGCCATAAACCTAGCAAAAGGAATTAAACCAGTAGTAACAAATGGAATAGAGTTAGATAAATCTACAAATGCTTTTAGTGCTTTATTTGTTGGTGTTTTTGCATAAGTAAAAAACAAAGCATCATCTACTGCTTTCTCTATATCAGATGCATTCAGGTGTTTAAGTAGGTCTTCATTTATTTCTACTTTATTAATATCAATACCTTTTAAAGCCAGGGTATCTTTTATAGATGTTGCAAACATTCCTCTTCTGTACCAGAACTCTTGCATACGGTTTAAGAAGTTGAGTCCGTCAACCATCTTCTGTGCACCTTTTAATACTTTTGATTTAGATGAGTCTGCTACTTCAGATGCATATTTTGTGAACAGTCTATCACTTTCATTAACATAATATTTTGTTAAAAAGTCTGTAATTTCTTTAGCCTTCTTTTTATTTTTTGTAAGGTTCATTAACAAACCAAAAGATTTTGTATAATCAACTGGTACTGTTTCTTTTCCAAATGCTTTTCTTAAAGGATTAAAGGTTCTATTTAAAATATCATCGAATGATTCTATAAGTGTTCGCATACCAACTCTACCAAGTTGAGCTGTATTGTTTCTCATTGCTGTAGCTATCTGGCTAACTAATAAACCTCTTCTTATGTTATCAAGCTCTCTAATTATATCTGTGTATTCTTTAGCAAAATTTGCATACCAACCTTCATCAGGTGCAATCTCACCAAGCTCTTGACCAATTCTTTTCATTGTTTTACTAGCCGTGCTTAGTTGTTGCATACGTCTTGCTGAATCAGATATGCTTTCTTTAAATACTGTAGATAGTTCTTCAACAGTTAGATTATTCTTTTTAAGAGTTTCTACAAACTTATCCATAAACTTAGGACTAGAGTTTGCTAACAATACTGCTTCTTTTAATTGGTCTGATATTCTTACATTTGGATTTCTTGGTATTTCAAGTTCATCCATTATTTGCATACCAACATCAATAACCCTTTGGTTTAAACCAGTAGTAGTATCAGTTTGAAAATCTCTACCATCTGGTGCTGGGTCAATAACATCTTCTGCTTTTACATTATTAATATTGCCACCACTTGATGCTGCTTGTATTTCATCTGCATACATTTCAAGAGGTACTTCATCTCTTACAGGTGGAAGTCTGTCATTTACAATATCATCATAAGTTTGCATGACTTCTTCGTTAGTCATACCTCTATAATTAACTTTATTATCGTCTAAAACTTTTCTTACTTTTTTTCCTTCATCGGTTTTTCTTTGCCACTCTGCATATATAGCAGCATCTTCTGGATGTGGTGTGTTATTATTTAAATCTTCTAATACCCTATTAGTCATACCAGTGTCGCTAGTATCAACTTGACTATAGAATCCGTCTTCCATCATAGAGTTTGCTACATCATCTAAATCATCCAGAGTATTTCCTTCTTGGTTTTGACCAGATTTAAATTTTCTTTGTATGTTTCCAGACGCATCTTCAAATATACCTTTTAGTTCACCAGACCTTTCTCCGTCTTTAATCTTACCAATGTAGTCTGTAGCAGTTCTTACTTTAGGCTCTTTAGTAACTTTTAATATTTCTGGAATCTTAGTACCACGCTTCGGTGTTTCTACTTTAAGTGTTGCAAGTTTGGTTCTTTGTTCTTCAAGTTTCTTTAATATTTTAGGTCTTATGTTTTGATTCCAAGAAGCTGGTCCATATTCTCTTGGCTCACTAAAATCTTTTATAGACCTGTTAATTAAATAATCTTTTACTTCATCAAGGGAGTTTAAAAGAATATCACTTGAAACTGATGGCTTGCCTCTGCCCGCTGGTAATAAATATTTATCACCAACTTTTATATAGTCTATTTCTATTTCAGTCTTATAACTTTTAGGCAGTTCTATTTTAAAGACTTCTGGATTTGTAACCACGCCATTTTCATTAACATTGTATTTACTTGGCACAAATTCTCTAAATTCTTTTTTAGAAAATGGAGGAACGTATGATTCTCCAATTTCACCATCAATCATTTCAAATAGTTCATCGTTATCAAAACCCCTGTTAAGTGCATTGGGTGGAACTAATTGATTTTTTTGTTCTTGTGACAATGTTTTCCAGGTATCGTAATCAACTCTTGGACTTTCTTGTATAGGTGTTTCTACTTTAGGAGTAACAACCTCTGGTGTAACTGGTGTTTCTGCTACTGGTGTGTCGACAAGCTCACCCTTTGGACCAACAAAAGTTTCTTTTAACTCTTCTTGTGCTGGTGGAACAACAAACTCTTCAGCTTCATCTGTTACGTTAGGAACAACATTACTTTTATTTTTAAAATATGCAGCAGTTCCACCTATTGAACTACCAAAAACACCACCTACTCCAGCTCCAAATAATGCTGACTGTCCAGACTCACCAAAGTCAAAGCCTTCTCTTTGACCAGACATTATTCTGGTAGATTGTCTTAAAGCATTATCAACTGTTGAATAAGTTGCACCCTCTATGGCTCCAATCTTTGCTCCCTGTATTGCTCCTTGTTTTACAAACTCTTTAATAGATTGTTTGGTTGCTTCTTTAGCACCAGCTCTTGCAACAAGACCAGCACCCAATGTTCCTATACCCACATAAGTAGATGGATCAGAACCAACACCTTTTATAAATCTACCAACTCCAGCCCAACTAATTTTCTTGTTGTCGTACATATCCATTGCTGTAACAAAATCTTCTTTTTGTTGTTGGTTGGCAAACTCAAATAAATCAAGTGCTTCATTACCCATTTTAGGAATATTGTAATTAAACCAACCCATGTATCTTAGGGCGTAATCTGCATATTCTTTATCGGAGTTTAGTTTTTTAGGTTGACCATCTTTTTCAACACCGAGGGTTGTGCCTTCGTTAAATTCATAAATACTTTTTGCAACTTTAATCCATTCAGGATTTTTTTTCAATTCAGCTTCAGATAGTTTTCCATCGTTTTCTGTAATTTGTTCTGGAGTAGGAGGAATAATAAAACCATCAGATGCAATGTTTTGTATAGCTTTATCATCTATATCAGATGGTGGAGGTATTTTGAATCCCCCTCCTTCTTCCTCTTTGGGTGGGGGTGGTATGATAAAATCTACCATAGTATTACTCTGATATTATTTTATTAGCTATTAAATTTTTTATAACGCCTTCTCTTGTAGCTCCTGGATTAAGTTGCATTGCTTGATTAATGATTTCATTTGCACTCATTGATCCGTAAGAATTATTAGTTACTGTATAGTTTTTTGTTGAGTTATTTTGTCCACTTGTATTACCAGATATTAAGTTAGCAATACTTTTATTAAGATAATTTATACTTCCAGTTTTAATATAATCATCGTAAAAATCTAATTCAGATGTTGTTAAATTAGGAGAAGTTCTACCATTAGTAGCTATTTCAATTTTTATTTTAGCGGCAAGATCGTCATACTTTTGTTTAGTAGTTTTAATTTTGCCAGGAGCATTAGGTAAAACTGGTGTCTGGTCATCTGCATAATATTGAACACCATTTTGTAAAACTATTCTTCTGTCTTTTGCAGCTGGTGGAGTAAGCTTAAATAATCTATCCATTTCTATTATTTGTGCAAACTGAGGATTTGCTTTTATAAATGCGTCTTGTTGTTGTTGTAATTTTTCTGCTTTTAATTTGTCTTGTTCTTTTTTTAATCTAGCTTGTTCTTCTAATTTTCTTTGATTTATTTTGTTTGAATAAAAAGCTACGCCCTGGGTATTACCAGATTTGTTGGCATTAACCATACGAAGTGTATCTGCGAAGTCTTTTAATTTACTATTATCCATAATTATCTCCTATCCAAACAATCCTTGAGTGGTTTGGTAAATATCTAAAGCATCACCAAGTCTTCCAAGATTACCTTGCTCAGTAGTAGTTGATCTTCCTGGGTCCATACCAAAGACCGCGCTTGATAATAAACCAAGTTGTTGTGGGCCGTAATTTAATCCTCTCATAAACTCGTTATAGCCAGCATCCATACCTGCTTGTGATAGAGCTTGTGCTGATCTTCCTTGATTACCAAGTAGACCTAAGTTTTGATATTGATTTTGTACTTGGTTATTTAATAAACCTTGTTGGAACTGTCTGTTTTGCATTTCTAATTGTGGTTGCGTAAATCTTGCTTTGTTTATTGCATCCATGTTAGCCATGTTCATTGCGTTGTTATAAGAGCCTTGCTGTAAACCAAATTGGTTTAATGCACTTTGGTCGGCACCAAATCTTCTTGCGTCTAGTTGTGCTTGATTTTGTGCAACATCGCCAAGTAAACCTTGTCTAGCTAATCCAGCCTGTTGACCAAAAGTTGCATTTTGCATTGCAACAGCTCTGTCTGCATCAGACATATATTGGTCTGCTGAAAACTGTCTTCCTATGTCTTGACCAGCTAATGATGTCGCTCTGTCAAAACCTTGCGCTCTTAAATCACCAGATAACTTACCAGCCTGTTCTGCAAAGTTTCTATTTGTTTCTGCTTCTAATATAGCTGAACGTGAACCACCAAATGCACCTCTTCCGATTGCTGCATCTTGGTCGCTTTGTAATTGCATCTGTCTTGCTCTGTTTAAATCACCAAGTGTATTGTCTATAACTTGTGATTGAAAGGGATTTTGATATGCACTTAAATTTGTATCTAATAATGATTGTGGTTTTACATCTCTTATAGCACCACGATTAACTGAAGCACCGCTATATAAATCTACTGGAGCTATGTTTGCTGCCTGTTGCATTGCTGCTGGTTGTAACTGTGTTGCTGTACCAGTAAAAGGTGTGACTTTTGGTGCTCTTAAACTTTTACCTAATAGAGTTTGTAAACCTTGTTGCGGATTATATCGTTGGCTTTGATTAAACAAACCTCTGGTTGCATCCATACCAGCTAATTGGTCTGGATTATATCCTGCTACTCTTGGGCCAGTATAAGGAACGAAAGGTTGGTTCGCTACACCTTTAGCTCTATTGTATAAATCATCATAACGAGCTTGTGTCGCTGGATCAGTATTTGTTACAGTTGTATCTCCACCACCTTGTGTAGCACCGTATAAGCCTACTGCTGCTGGTATTATTGTTTCCCATCCCATAATTATAATTCCTTCTTGACTATATATTCTTGTTCAAAACCAAGATGTTTTAATTTTCTTATCCAACCTTTACGACCACCGCCATAAAGATATTTACATTCACAATTTTTTGCAAATACTTCAATGCTTGGAAACATCTCTTCTAGTTCTTCGTAGTCTCCACCACACAAAAATAAATTTAAAACTCTGTATTTAGGAAACTCACCAAAGCTAGATATGTAAAAAGCATCTTTTCCTGGCCATATATGAAACATTCCTTGGCCTATTTTTTCTTTAATATCACTTAGATTATACCTATCTTGGTGCTTTAATGCACGAATAATATGATGCTCTAACCTTTCAAACTCTACTTCCCAGTCTTCTTTAGACTGTTGTGGAGGTGGAGAGTGTTCCGTTGTCTGCGACACTAACTTTATATTTTGTTCCATTTGGACTTACCAATACTAACTCGGTAGCATCGCCACCGTTTATTTGTATTCTTTCACCTTTGTTGAAAGTCATACCTGTTTGATATTCTATCTCTGATATTAAATAGTTAAGATAGTTTTTATCGTAATCTTCACCTGGTCGTGTTAGTGTTTTTCTTGCCACTATCTACGACCTCTATTTCTTAAATCTAATCGTATATTACCAACCTGAAACATCTGGTCAGTATCGCCAGTTACTTTCATACGAACTTGTCTGGCTGTAAATCTTGCATCGGTATAACCATCACTATTAAAAGTAAAGTTACCAAAATCTGTTTCTGCTCCGAGTGGTGTAAATCTTCCTGTAAAACTTATCACAACACCAGGTAATGTGTTTGCTTCTTCATCGGGTAGTATCTGATTACATTGCACATAGTTATCACCGTTACCTATTTCAATAGGTCCTGATTGTGCGTAAGGTACTGCTGCACCTAAATTCTCTGAATTGTTTAATGTTGTGCTGTCATGCTGATAAACATTACCAAGTGAATCACATGCAATCGGATAATCAAAGACACCTTGGTCGATCCAACATCCTCTATCCATTTCACCGATTGACCAAACATTATCAACATAGTTCCAGATGACATATTTGTTTGGTGTTTTTTGTGCATCCCCTGAAGGGTAGAACCACCATATTTCATTAAAGTTTGAGTTGTGTCCACCACAAGCAATACGTCTATATTGATATTTTATATTATCAAAAATATGGTCATGCACATCACATTTAATTTCTTTAACAGAACCATCAAAAACAAAGAAAGAGTTTTCACCCATCCATGCTAAGAAGTTTCCAGAACTTACTATTGTTCTTGGTGATGCAGTTTTACAGTTAGTACCAGCATCTTGAATACCGTATATAAAAGGAGAACCAGTATAGTAAAGTCTTGCTATACCTGTATCGGTAAAGATGATGACATCTGTTTGCCATTTAATACCACTTAATATTCTACCGCCTGTTGGTATTTGTAAATCACCAGCTGTATTGGTTGCTGCGGCTGTCCAAGTAGTGCTTGCTTCTCTTGATGACCATTGTACTTTTCTAGGATCGCCACCAGCACCTAGAGCTATGACATGACGTTCATTAGTGACTAAAACACCAGAACATCCTGTAGGAGAATTGGTTAGCTGTGCGCCTATGGTTGATGGTGCAGAAGGCGACCATTTATAAATCTTGCCATCACTTGCACAACAGAAAAGTAAGTCTTCACCAAAGTTATCAAAAGACCATGATTTAGAATCAAAGAATAATCCAGATTGTGATCTGGCATCTCCGTAGTCTTCAACGTCATAGTTATATGCACCGTATCCAAGTGGGTCAGTTGATTGGTCAGAAACAAAACCTGAAGGTGTAATGTCATACCAAGTTCCGTCATGGTTAACATATATTTTTTGTCTTGTACCTACAGCTAAAACTTTTTTACCAGAATTAGTAATGTACGCAAACATTCCTGTTGGCGTACCTGTTAAAGCAGTTGTTCTTATTTTTTCCCAACCACCAATAGGTCGTAGAAAACCATTTTGAAAACGCACTAAATTACTATCAGTCCAACGCCCTTTATTAGCGTAGTCTGTTCCATTGGTGACTACTCCAGCGGGAGGGGTGACTGGTAGTAAAGGCATTATTAACCTGCTATTGTTTTTGTTTCGCTTGTTGGATTAATTTGGCCATCAATGTTGTTGTCTAATCCTGATTTGATATTAGCAACTTCATCTTCGCCCATTCCGTCTATCACCCAACCACTTACTAAATCGTTAGTAAGATCAGCAAAGGGTACAAAGTTTTCTATATCATCTGCATTAACGCTGTGAGTACCATAAACAGAAGCTGAATAGTTATTACCTTCAGCGTCTTGTTGATCGCTCTCTGCGTTTAATCGCCAATGTACGTTGTAAACAACGTCTGAATGACTGTCGTGTGTTGGATATGTGTCAACTGTTTTGCAATCCCATGTATATGTATTTGCCATTTTTATTCTCCTTTTAGTAAGTTAATTTCAGATTGTAAGGCTTCAATCTGTTCTTGTTGTTCTTTCATGCCTTTTACAAGGTGGACTACCAATTTGCTGTAATCCATCTGGTACATTTCTTCTTCAGAACCTGATACTGCATTTGGTACTATGTCCATAACTTCTTGAGCTATTAAACCTTCGTCAGCTTGTCCTGATTCTTTCCAGTTGTAAGCTACTGGGTTAAGTTCATTGATTACTTCAAGACCCCTAGCTTCGCCTGTAATATCTTTGAGTCTTGCATCTGAAGATGTGTTGTAAGATACTGCACTAGCTCCACTTCTTCCTATACTTCCAACAGTAGTTCCATCTCCACGTTGAAAACGAATTAAAAGAGATGAAGAATCAGCAGAGTTATAAGTACCTGCTCTAACATTTAAACCTACTCTTGAACCAAAATTACTAGGATTAGTATCAATTACAGATAAAACTGCATTATTACTACCTGAGTTTTTTGATATTGTATTAGATGAATCAACTGCACTTGTAGTACCTACCAACAAGTTGCCTGAAGAATCAATACGCATTCTTTCTGTATCGTTTGTGCCAAATGTTACTGGATATGCTTGTCTGTTATTAATATTTAATGAATTATTTACTACAGCTTGTATTCTTGCAAAAACACCAGCACCTGCTTCAGAAAAATCAATTAACCCACCAGTAGTATCTCTTAAATCTAAAGTTACATAACCACTAAAATTACTAGCAGATGTACCACCAATAGCTATGTTACCATTTGAATCAATACGCATTCTTTCTAAACCAGCAGAATAAAAGTTCATGTAATTATGAGACGCAAAATTCATAGAATCATTACTGTGGTCGTAACCAATATATCCTCTATAAGCAGTACTGCCTGTAGTTCCATCAGCAAACATTAAATACGCTTTCTCAGTAGACCCACAACTAATGGTAATACCACCTTCGTCAGCCGCACCAACTACAAGGTTTTCAGCATAATAAGCTGATGGATTTGTAACTCCAATTCCAACATTGCCTGAGGTATCAATACGCATTTTTTCTATACCAGCATCTTTAAATCTTAAATCATGCGAATAATCTATTGCACTAAAACCAAAAGCATCATCAGCAATAATTTTTGTATAAACAGTAGCAGCACTTGCTCTAATTTCTGTTGCTTGACCAGCAGCTTGATCTACATGAAGTTCAGCACCTGGACTACTAGTTCCAATTCCAACGTTGCCAACAGTTGCACCAAAACTCATAATAGTTTGTGCAGCATTACCTGCTCTATTGTATTTAAAATCTACCCTGCCATTTTCACCATCATTAATTAAATCAAATACTTGTAATTGATTAGAGCCATTTGCACCTCTCATTTTAAGTGTGCTTTTTAAATCGGCAGATGTCGTAGCCTTGCCTATACAAATATCTCCATCTACTTGTAATTTATTAGCTTGATTCGTTAATCCAATTCCAACTTGCTCACTACTATCAATAGTTATAGCTGTAGATGTAGCATTATCATCAATACCTGTTGAAGTAAAACCTGTAAGAGTACCAACGCTTGTAATATTAGGTTGAGCTGCTGTTGCTAGTGTACCTGTTATAGATGTACTTGCTGTAAGCGTTGTAAATGTTCCCGCAGCTGGAGTTGTGCCACCAATGACAGAACTATCAATAACTGCTCCGTCTAGGTTTAATGCTATTGATGTACCATTAAAAGCAAAGATTGCATCAAGTGTATCGAGGTCAGCGTTTAGCTTTGTTCCCCAGGTATCTGTGGATGCTCCTACTTCTGGTTTAGTTAAATTTAAATTCGTTGTAAATGTATCTGCCATAATTTATTCCTGTTTATGCTGCGATGTCAGTCCAATTAGTATTTGTTGAGGACTGATCTGTCCAAGTTGTTGTAGCTGGTGTTTGGTCTGTGTAAATAGTATCTGCTACAGTCTGGTCTTCCCATTTTAAACTACCTATCGCAGAAAAACCACTTGTTTGTTGAATACTAGAAGTGCCAGTTTGAACCAATGAACCAGTTACATCTAAGTTAGTTGTAGCGTTTATTTGACTTGCTGCTGATACGATAAAGACACCAACAGCCGTTACGTTTGTAGATGCGGTAATATTTGATTCACCAACATCAATTTGTGTGCCTACTGCACTAAGACTTGAAGATGCTGCCATTAGCACGCCACCAATATCTATTTGAGTACCTACGGCTGTTAGGCTAGATGTTGATGATATGCTTGTCGCACCAAATTTAATTCTAACACCAGTCGATGTAAGACTTGATGTTGCTGTGATTTGTGAAGCACCTTGTATTGGGACGAGTCCAACTGCTGTGACACTAGAAGAAGCTGTTATTGAAACTTCTCCAGTTACAGGTACAACACCAACCGCAGTTAGGTTTGATGTTGCTGTGATTGAGCTTTCAGCTAATTCAAATTGTGGTGTTCCCCAGTAAGACTTACCGTATCCACCAAAACCATAGCCAACTGAAGCCATGTTATTAAGCTACAGTTATGTCTATAGCACCTGCATTAAATCTAAATACATCTCCAGTAGAAACAGTTTTGCTTGTAGTTAAGTTTCCATAAGCAAGTAAGTTACCAGATGATGAAGCGTCAAAAACACCTACTGCAACAACAGTACCATAATCAGCTGTAGCTGTTGGGTATTCTATAGCTGATGTGTTTGAAGCTGTATCAGCAGATATGGTAAAAGCTGCTGTTTGTCTTGCATAAGCTCCGCCTGAAACTTCTGTACCACCACCAGTATCACTTGGTGCTGATGTATATAATGCTACATATAATGTTGCTGGAGCTGTATAGGCTGATCCACCAAATACATGACCAACAACTTTGTTCTCTAAATAATCTGAAAATCCAGCCATTCTATTCTCCTTTATTAATTACCGTAGTAATAATTTCTTTTTTGTTTTTTTCCGTAAGTTCTTCTTCGCATCATTAAAGAACCTTTACCAAATGCAGCCTTCTCTTGTTCAAGTCTCATTTCTTCTAATGCTTTCTCAAACTGTTGAGTGAACATTGGTATTCTTTCATCTTCCATTAAAAAAATAGAAGCGTGTTTTAATGCACCATATAAATAAACATCTGGGTGCGAGACTGATACAAAGTTACTTGTATTGGAATCACTTAATGCAGATATTTTAGCATAGTAAGTTAGCTGTAGGGTATATTCTCCATCAGGAGTTGGTGCTAATTCTATAGAGTCATCAACCATTGCATAGTAGACAGGTTGGCCCGTAGAGTTGTTGTTTGATTTTCTATAGACATCTAATGACTCTATAGATTGTTGGAATAAAGGACTGAAATCGTTTGATGTAATTTCTACATTAATTGCCTCTATCCAATCTGTTGGAACTGTTAAATATTGTGAGTCAGCTGTAGCCGTTGCTCTTTTAATCATGTCTTTGGTTCTTAATCGTCTATTAAGTTCCGCTTCGACATTATCGATAAACGTATCTATATCAGACGTTAAATCTGATCTATTAAGATAATTTGCTATTGCTGTTTTTAATTCTGCATATGTCATACTTTACCTTGCCAAGTTCTAAATACTTTATTATCTGGGTCGTTGAGCCATTGTTTCCATTTAGCTCTATCTTTTGACCAGCCTTCTCGTAATGCCTTTTGCCAAATCACCATAGGGACTTCAGCAATGTGTCGCATATCTTTTCCAGGCTTAAGTGTATTGTCTCTTAGTTTCTTAACGTGGTCAATGACGGGAGCAACATCTTGAGTCGTATGATAAACCAGCTTGTCATCTTCAGTAATGAACTCTGATTTATAACCAGTTTTATGGTCGGTGATTGTACGTTTTGTTGCCATATTAAATAAGGGCGGGAAGGCCGAAGCCTTCCCTAAATTCTAACTAACTTATGAAGTTGTTAAGTCAGCAACTATACCATGAGCAGATTCATTGCTCATTTCTAGGCCAAACTCAGTTAAAATCATTTTAGTTTGAGCATCACCTATTGTTGAGATGTCGACTGTTTTGAAGTCTCTTAGGTAAGAAACTTTTGCATAGTCAGGATCAACTAATAGTAATGATCTTTCTCTACTGAAGTTAGATGGAACGATTTTTAGTTCGCCAAAGTCTGAAGCATAAATAGAAACAGAAGCCTCTACTGTGTTTGCATCAACCATTTGTCTAGCTGAACTTCTACCTGTGAAACCAGAAATTACTTGCTTGTTTACAGGGCCACAGATTGCCATTGAAGGCTCTCCACCGTTTGAGAAACAAGATTGTAATACAGTTTTCAATAAGGCTTCAGTTAAAGCTCTTTGAGTTCCGTCTGTTGGAGCAGCTCCGCCACCGTTACCAGCACCGTTAGTTCCTCTTGATACGTTAGAAGTAATCCAAGATTCAAAACCACCAGTTACACGAGCAGTTGTAGCATTACCAGTTGTCTTAGCACCTTTTTGACAAAGAGCAGTTTCCATGTCTCTTTTTAATGCTTTAGCCATAATAGCTAACTGGTGAGCCATTTCAGATTTCTTACCTGCTGGGTCAGAAGCCTGTTGTGAACCAGTTACAGTTGCATCTCTTGATGAGATCATTGCAACATTACTAACTCTAGTTGTAGCTGTAGCTGCTGCTCTTGAAAGTTCAAAACCTTCTAATTGACCAGAGCCTGAAGCTGTAGGTAGAGTTTCTGTTTGCCAATCGAAAACTACGTTCTTGATTGAGTTTTTACCAATAGCACTCATAAAAGGAGTAGCTTGTGGTGAGATGTTGTAAATTACGTCACTCAGTTGTTCTCTATCGGAAGTCGCTGAGTAAGTATCAAATGCGTTTGTTACTTTTGCCATGATATTTATTTCCTATGTTTAAAAAGTTTATATAATTTGTTCAAATAATTTAGCTGCATCCTGGACCTTTCCAGTCTTAGCTAATTTTTGACGCGCTCTTTTCACAGGAGTTGTTGTCTTAGGTACGTTTGAAGTGCCAGGTCTTGCGGTTCGAGCTGCCGCTTTCTTTTCAGTTGGTTTCACTTTAGTCGCTTGTTGTGTCTTATGTTGTAGCCATGCGTTTCTTAAACCAAGTAAAACTCGGTAGTCATAAACACTGTCCATTTCTTGAGGTGTGTACCCCAAAACATTTACACCGTAATCGCGAATTGCCATCTTTTCTTTTGATGCCATTTCGTTATCTTGCCATTCTGGTATTTGTTCAAGTAATTGTTGATTACCGTATTCAACAAATTGTTGAAGTTTCTTTTGCTGTTCCGCTTGAGACTCTTGTTGGAGTCTTTGTGATTCAGCTTGTACGGCTTGCAACTTTTGCTTTTTCTCATTCCAGATGTCTTTTTCACGGACATAAGCAATAGGGTCTGCTTCATAAAGTGCTGACCAATCTGGCTCGTTTTGTAACTCGCCCTTCAAAGTCGCTTCCATCTTTGGTAACAACTGTGAATAAATTGCGTCTTTTTGAGAAACCTCTTGTTGTTGAGCTTCAATAGCTTTTCGCTGTTGAGCTAACTCCTGAGTTTTTCTCGTATAATCTCTTTGGCGACTGTATCCGTTTTGGAGTTCTTCAAGCGTGACCTCTGTATCTTCACCATCTACTTTAATTGTATATAGCTGTGGTTGCTCGGACTCCTCTTCTTCTACTTGATCTTCTTGAGGTTCGTCTTCATCTACATCTTCTTCAAGCTCTTCTTCGTAGGGTTCGTTATCTTCGATAACTTCATCTTCGTTGACTAGCTCTTCTGATGCTTGTTCTTCTATTTCGTTTTCTGGTTGCTCGTCTGGAGTCAAAAAACTTTCAAAAGATTGTTCTGTCTCTTGCATGTTTGTTTGTAAACCAATCGGCTTTGCGTTGTTGGTCATAATCATTCCTTAAAAATGTAAAGTAATATTTTAACAATACTTAGTTAAATTTTACACAACTTTGTGCAATCTTCCTAATTGGGCTTTTGTAATTTTACCCTTCTCTACGATTATACGCAGATGTCTTTCGACCTCTGGTAGTAGTTTGATTGCTTTGTGTAAATTTTCTCTTTTACTTATATCATCTTGCTTAGATGATAACCATAAATTTATGTATTCATTTTTAAGTTCTTCGATTGCTTTTGTGAAAGTTTCAGCGTTAAGAATTAACTCTGCTTCGTTTGAATTTAAAATATCTTCTTGTGATGGCATAAATGTTTAACCTAGATTGTCTAATATCTTTTGTATTCCAGACATGTTTAATGGTTTGTAGCCACTAGCAATTTGTTCATCAAATCCTGTATGTGATATGTGTAAGTTTGGATTACCTGCTCCACCAAATCCACCGAATATATCTCTAGGTGGATCGTCATATCTATCTACAGGTATATTTACACCACCAATACCTTTATCAAGATAATAAGGATCATCTGGAGTTGCGCTTCTTACTGTAGCTGGACCGATTGGAGGAAAAGGATTTGGAACAATACCATCATTAATATCAGCTTGTGTAAATCCTTCTGGATTAGCAGCTGAATAACTCATGCTTGGTGCAATCATGTTAGCTACGTTGCTTCCGTCCGCTATAGACATTGCATAATCTAGTCCGCTTGAATAAGGTGAAGCCATAACTGAGTTTGTTTCTCTGGGGTCTGACTTATCAGTTACATCATTATTTGTATCATCTATATCAACAATTTGTGTGCTATCACTTCCAAAGTCTCCACCATTATAATCAGAAATATTTATGTTTGTTATATCTTCAATAGATGGGCCAAAGATATTTGGATTATCTTTTGAGTCTTGAATAAAAAGTTGTTGTCCTAGAGAGTCATAACCTTTGTTAATTTTTTCAATAGGTTGATTGTAAATACCTGGTAAGTCTCTATTACCAAAAAGTTCTTCCCCTAACGAACCATAGCTTTTATCTTCAATAGAAAAATTATCATTATTTATTTTAGGGTCTACATTAAAGCTATTTAAAATCTCTGCTCCTATTCCTAATCCTGGTACTGATGCTTTAACTACAGCCTCCATAATATCTGGAACAGCTGTATTAAAAGTTCCACCAACAGGATATTCTTCTAAATATGCTTCTTTGTGTAAAGGACTCTTAGTTATAATGTCTTGTATTTCTGTTTGATATAAATTTCTTCCAGAGCCATCACCAGCATCTATGTTTTGTAATATGTCTTTATTTTTTTGCAGGTCTTGTAGTTGTGTTTTAACAACTTCTTTCATCATGTCTTCTTGAAGCATATCGTTAGAAATGTTTAATCCAGGTTGTCTATTACTAGACATTTCATTTGTTACTGCTGGTAAAGAGGGTACGGAAAAAACAGAAGGAACATCCACAGCTGGTTGTTGTATGAACGAAGGTGCATAGTTGCTGTTGTTGTTGAGAGAAGGAGTAGAGTAATCTATCCCACCCATTCTAAAATTTCCTTTTATAGCCATAATTAATTCCTATCCTGCTATTAGTTTATCAATTTTTTCATCTAATTTGTCTAATCTATCAAAAATTCTTTGCATATCTAAATGAAGGTCTTGTTTGGTTGCGTAGCGTGATGGGATTTCTTCTCTGGTTTTGTTAAGGAGTATTTCTACTCGCTGAATATCTGAAGCGTTAGTACGAATACTATAGATGATAGGAACATACACTAACGTAATGATTGCGTTCCAAAATAAAATAGGGTTGTCCATTAATAACTCCAAATATGTGGTCTTGGTCTGTTTGGTTGTTCTTCCGAAATATCTAAATGTATAAATCGAGAATTGCCTTTTTGGTTTACGCCAATACCAGTAAATCCATAATCTCTAGCTTTCGATACAATCTGGAGTGCTTTATCTCCTCTTACATATACATCAGCAGCTAGTCCTTCTGCATGAGTTCCTGGAGTTTTTTTCTTCGCTTCTATGGGGTGGTCTTCACACCTGTACCCAGAGGTTATAACAAAGGGAAAATCCAGCTCTGTTCTTAGTGATTGTAACTTATTTATTAGTTCGTGTGAAATACCATTTTTACCACAATGTTTGCAAGCAAACTCTTCTTCTTTAAAGTTTACCCAAGACATTATTTTCCTACACCCTTTACTCTTTCGTATGATCTTAATCCACCAAGACCAAGCATACCCATAAGGACGGGTAGCATAGTTGATGTATCTGCTTGCGGTACGATAATACCAAAAGGAGCTGCGAGAGGACTGATTAAAAAGTTTACAGCAAAACCACATACACATATCCAAGCTGTAGCTGGTCGCCAAGAAGATTGAAACCAATTACCTTTAGCTTCTTCTTTGTTTACTTCTATTTGCGCTTTAGCGATTTCATGGATATGTTTTTCAGACATAGTTGCAATTTCATGTGCAATCTTTTGTTTTGTGTCTGCGTCTGGAATAAACTTATCAAGAAGTTCGCTTACTGGTTTTATTAGTTTTTCTATCATAATTTCTTAGTTTGATTAATGCTTTTAATTTGGAAAAAGAATTAACTGTTTGTTTTTTTGGTTTCTGTTGTTTTGTATTCATGTGAATATTTATTAAAAAGTTTTTCTGCCTTTCTTTTAAAAGACCATTCTAAAAATTTACCAAGTAAGTAAGACAAGTTATTTTTTCTTTTTAGCGGTTTTCTTTTTACCTTTTTTCATTGGTGGTCTTCCAACTTTATTTCCGTATGTTCCTTTTCCTTTTGGCATAATTATCTCCTTTTTTTAATTATAGTTTTAACATTTGTAGGCTTACCACCTACACCTTGAGCCTTTGCTCGTTTTCTTCTAACTGCACTTTTCTTTTGTGACTCAGTCATTGATGCAGCCTTTGAAGCTGGTACACATTTGGGATATTTTCTTTTAGATCCTTTACTAGATTTTCTACCGCACTTTTCATAGCTTCCATCTTTCTTTTTAGAACCTATATCAACCCAGTTTTCTTTGAACCATTTAGTTAATCCCTCTGTGTCTTTAGGCATTTTTGTATTTACCGCCTCTTTTTTTATATTCTCTTACAAGCCATCCATTTGCATAAGCACTAGGATAGACTTTAAACTTCTTTTTAGCTTCTGCTTTCACTCTTGAATACAGACTTGGGTTCGTAGGTTTACTTGGCATAATTATCTCCTTACCATTTTTTGCAAGACCAATATCTTGCGGTTAATTTACTAGGCGGATTAGTGTCACACTTGTGCCTAGCTCTAAATGATTTACGTCTTGCTGGTTGATCTTTTTTAATTGTCATTTTAGGATCACCAAAGCGAATAAGTTTTATGGTTTCACCAACCTTTGCCAAGACAGCAAACTTTTTTGACTTTCCTGGTGTACGTTTAGGTTTATTATAACCAGCGAACCTTTCGCCTCTATATGTTATTGCCATAGTTAATGTATTAAGGTTACTTTAGAAGATATTAGTTCTGAGTCGTGAGGTATTTGTAAAAATACCAAAGCAACTCTTTTAGCATCTTCCAAGCTCTTAGCTTTTATATCGTTACCGCAGTAGATAAAATCTCCGTCAAGAAATTCTAAGTCGTAAATCTTATCCGATTGGTTGGTTATTGCCATTGGTAAACATTCCTTGCGATTGGTTTTTTGCTACCTGTCTAATCGCTTCTCTATCTCTTTCCATAATTGCATTTATTTCAGCAACATTTACTTGCGCACCGTACTTAGCTTGTAGTTCAGCTATCTTCAGTTTTAAATCAGCTTCATGTTCATCACGGTTTCTGTCGTCATCCATAATGATTTTCATTCTATCTGTCTCTGCATCAATGATAGCTTTTTGTGCTAAGTTCTGAGCTTTCATTGCTTCAGCTTGAGCCAACATTTCTTCTGGTGAAGGTTTAGGTGGTTCTTGTGGTTGCGGAGGCATAGGCGGTACAGTTGTATTTATAAATGTTGTTGCATCTTTAAATCCAGCCATCTCAATCATTTTAGTTAAAGTGTTTGCGTACTGCTGTAAATTAACCAAAGGATTGTTAGGTCCTAATGTTTGTAATATTTGTTCTTGCTTTTGTGATAGTGCTGTTAGGACTTGGAACTTTTCTTCGTCAGAATTTTTGGAAATACCAACATTAATTACCATGTCTTTATCAGCATCCCAATATCTAGGATCAACAGGAATGAACTCGTTGTTTAATCTCATCATGTCTTGACCTTCTTGGTGTTTGATTACAAGAGAGTTTACAAGTTTAAATAAATCTTTCATTCCGTCAGCAAAGTGACGACAGATAAGTTCTACTCTTCCTTGTGCGCCAGACATAGTAGCAGTTACAGCTGCGGAAGTTGTAGATTGTAATGCTTCTGCGTTTAGTCCAGCGGAAGCCTTAGAAACGCCTGTGCGGTTCTCCTTTGCTTCGTCTAGGTAAGACAATACAGGGAAGGCTTCTTTACCAACGAAAGGCACAGAGAAAGGCTGAACCATTCCTGGTGCTCTCATTCTAATTGGTTGTCCTATGTCAGTATTAAGAACATCGTCAATATTAACTTGTCCTTCTACTATACCCATTCTCGGGAAGATGGCGTGGCCTAGACTATCAAGGGTATCTCTCATTATCTGAGATTTAGCTGCTTGAATAGGCATCAAGTAGTCCGCGGGGCATGAGCCAATGGAGGTATGTGGCTCTGGATCGGGACAGAAGAGTGTAATAGGTAAATCATCCCAGGGTGTTGAATTAACAATATTTAATCCATTCCCTACAGTGCATACTCTAATCCTTTCATCTATACCATCACCATCTAAATCATAAAAAACATAATGTTCTATATAAAGAACACTTTTACTATTACTGTCTGCTCTATCAACACCAGTAAAATCTGCGTATGGATTTCTTGCTTGTTCTAAGTCGTAGGAGTCTTCATCGACTGCGCTTCCAGAACCAGCGAACTCTTCCATTTGTTCTTTGTCATATCCCATAGCCACTAAGTCGCTTACAGTCTTAACCATTCTGTGTGCAACATAAGGTGATGAGTTTAAATCTCTTGCATGTCTTGATATAAGTATTTCTTCCGTTGGTACTGCTTCGATAACCACTTGGTCTTTAGCTTTAACTCTTCTTATTTTAACATCGTAACTAGCTGGAGTTTCTTGTGTTATCTCTTCGCCAGTTTCAGGATTCATAATTGTCATGCTTTGCATTTCAATTTTTTCTTCAATAACTTCTACGTTAGGGTCAAGGGTAAGAGCTTGATAAGCCTCTGGAGAAATGTCTGTGTATTCGTGAGTTGATGCAGTAATGCTGTCATCCCAGTAGGCTTTTACAAAACCAGTTTTTCTGATGAGTGCATCTTTGAACGCATCGTATAAAACTTTGAAGCCTGGATTTTTTTGTTGGATGACATAGTTAATGTAATCTGTTTGTTGTTTGGCAAGTTGTATGTCCTCTGGGCCGTGAGGTATAAACTCTACTATTTTGGTTGTACCAAAAAATGTACGCATGATGGAAGGCAACATGAATAACACGCTGTCTCTAACATCGGTTGATACAAATTCTGATTGCATAGAACTTTGAGCTGTTGGAGAATTACCAAGGTAATAATCAGTAGCGTCAGCTCTGTCCTGGTCTATTTGGTCGATGAAGTCTTTAGCGTCATCCATTTCGGACTTAAGTACGCCTTGTAGTTCTTCTTCATTGTAAGAATCTTCTACTTGTAACTCTTCGATTGCTTGATCTTTGTCGTATTCCATACTTTATTCCTGTAGTAAACCTTTCGGAGATTGTAAGCCTTGATAATAATTTTTAAATTCTGGAGTTTTATAATTCCTAGAAAACATATCAGCTTCTTCTATTGTTTTGAACTGAATTACATTTCCATTTTTTTTATTATAATTTAATGCCTCTCTCGTATCTTCAAACTTATGTAGCTTGTCTCCAATTTTTACAATCATTGGAAAAGCATAAGCATTGCCATTTTCATCAAACTCAGCAGACATTAGATGAGTGCTAACCGATTTATCTGGATTATTAATTACTCCATAGTTTTGTGGCGATAAAATTCTATCAACAAACGGAACTTGTTTGTTCTGTGCTAGTAGCTGCATTAAATTTTCTACATTGTTATTCATTTATCCCACTCTGATTATTCTTGATGTCAAGGGTTTCTTGAAATTATACCCTAAAAAGTTCTCGCCACCACTAAAACTTGCAGCGGAACTTGCCATGGTTAGTGCAAGTGCGTCAGCTTTATCTGGAGACTTAACACCTCTTTTTTTCATTTCGTCCTTAGACTCTATTTTTATTTTTCCAGTTGATGTATATTTATAACTAGGTGCTGCCAATTCTGATACAAGCTCATCATCATTAGGAAGTCGGCAATTACGCAGCACCAACCAATCTTTGATTGCGAACCATAACTCAGCTCTTAGGTTTAAATAGTTTTTCTTAGTCGATGGTGCTTCAGCAACATTAACTCCTCTTACTGGTAAATTTTGTTCAGCTAGTCTATCTACAACTCCACTACCAAGACCAATTACGTCTATAAGTATTTCTTGTGGTTGTTCTATGACTGTGCTGTCGTCATATAAATTTTTAACTGCACCGCATAATTGCATTAAATCCATCGATTTAAAAGTCTTAATTTCAAGAACAGTATTACCTTGTCTTATACATAGTGCAGAATTATCGCCACCAAAACGTGCAACGTCTAATCCCCATACAATAGGTGCTTTTGTTGTTAGTGCCACGTCTCTGTCGACAGCGTTTCTTGCTAGTTCCATTGGTATGACTGAATCATCATCAGCGTTAGGGAACTCGCCTCGTACTTCTACTCTAGCAACAGTAGAGTCTTCACCGTATTGCTCGAGCATAGTTTGGAAAAGTTTTTGGTCAGTACCCTCGACTGTGCGTGAGTCTATTTGTTCTAGGTTCCAGAACTTACGTTTAGATGTAAAACTCTCGTAGAAAGGTCCTGTGTTTCTTCTAGGGTTAGAAAAAGTAAACCAGAAACGATTTTCTGTAGGTTCGGAAAAGAAACCTTCGGAGACTGAGTAAATAGGAGCTGGAATACCCGATGCTTCATCCATTATCAAACATACTCCGTAAGATGAATGGATACCTGCAAACGCATCTGGGTTTTCCTCGCTCCATAACTGTGCTTGGGCGTAGTAGTAGCCCGTGTCTATTTTTAAATCTCTTTTAAGTGCTTCTTCAAACCAACCATCTGGTTTTATGGTGGTAGCAGTTTTAGAGAACCAATGATTGTTAATTGCTAGTGTTAGCCACTTACCTAATTCAGCCCATGTTCTTGAACGAAGCTGTTGTTCGGTGTTAGCGGTGACGATGATGGTTGAGCCTAGTCTGGTTGATAGCATCCATAGTATTAACCATGCGACAAGGGCGGACTTTCCTATTCCACGACCAGAAGCAACAGCAAGTCTAAACATTTCTGGTGTTACTTCGCCTTTATTTCGTTGTATGTGAATTGATAAATCTTTTAAAATTTTTTTCTGCCACTCTCTTGGGCCTGTAAAATCTTCGAGGGGGGTGTCCTTCTGTCCCCAGGGGAAGATAAACATCACAAAGTTGTATGGATCATCAGCAACTTGAGGTGACCAAACTTCGGTCATTAGTTGTTGTTCAGCTTCAGCACCGTATTTCATATATTTACCAAAATGATGAATAGTAGAAAATTACCAAGTCCAGCTATGGTGGTGATTTCTATTATTTCTTTTATTACCTCTTTCATATTCTACTCAAAAAAAATTAAAAAAAATTAGCGCAACAGTTACACGTAATATACCCGTGCGAAAAAATGCAAGGGGGGGTATGATTATTTATGCTCGGAGCATGAGCAGTCAAATCATGGGCGAACCCTTGCTATTAGCGGTAATGCCTTTTATGTGAATTAGCTAATCACCCTTTTTATCATTGTTCTTTATATCTTCTTGGTTATTTACCAGTTGTTCCGAAGCTGTAGACGTTGATTTAACAGCGTTTATAACTTTAGGTTTATTAATAGTCGCCACCTGGTCGCCAAGTCTATCTTTTGCGCCAGTTAAAACATCATTTAGATTTATAGTAGCGTGGACTGTTTCTTGTCTATCCTTGTAAATATGATCAGCTCTATTTTTTAAAAAGAATATCTGGGCTTGAATATTGTTCTCGGTGGTCGCATTGACGTACAAGGCGTTTGCTACGTCCGTGACGGCCTTCGTTTGTCCTTCCCTCATATACCTTTCAAAAAGTTCAGAATCTTTCTTACGCCTTCTTAGAGTGCTTTCTGAGATGCCCATAACTGAAGCTAATTCCGATTGATTTAAACCAAGACCAGCAAAATGTTTTAACTTTTCTAACTCCTCAGAACTGAAAGAAATAATGCGTCTACCCTTCTTGACTGGCAAATTATTATCTTTTTTTGCTATTTTTTGCTCCATATTTGAAATTTTTTTATGCTCCTTAGACCCCTATAATACAACATTCCTCATAAAAACCCTAAGTTTTTTTGTCTAACTACTTGATATATAAGTAGAATTTAGCAATAATACGTATGTCAACGAATACTTTAGGAGGTAATGACAGAATGAAAGGATACAAAATCAGACAAAATGAATACACAAAAGATACTGTTAGTGCATTTGGAAAAGAAGCAAAAGTTTTAAATCGAATGGGAAAATATTTATTAATGAGTAATAACTTTGTTTTATTCGTAGATCATAAAACAAATACTTTATTCAGGGTGCCGATGTCTATGATTAGCTAACCCCAACCCAACCAAACAAGCCCGCTTTATGTGGGCTTTTTGGGTGAGAGTCATAACAAATACTTTAGGAGGTAAACATGACAAACACAGCAACACAACCAACATGTTCAGAACTGGTAAAAGATAAATTTAACCAAACAGAGCAAACATACCAAGAAGCAAGTAATTTCTTTAACGAGTATGACAACGCAACCGAGGGAGAACAAATAGCTTTAAAAGTTATTGATAAACATAAGGGCGATTATTTCCACGAATACGAGGATTTTTTTGACTATATAAATAACACCGCTTTATCTTGGGATTATGTAGAAGGAGAAGGCAAAAAAAATCCAGGCTATTACAGATTACAGCTTTCATGGGGCGGACCTTCTGACGAGTTCAGAATATATACCATAGGCGATACATTAGAAGTTGATGTTATTGACTATCATTATATGGACTGGTTTGACGGTGCTTCTATTCCCGTTCCTTATAGTTCTACATCTTGGGACGTTTGCCAGATGTGTTTAGATTGTGAGGTGGCGTAATGAGTAATTCAATATTAAACAAAGCAAAAGACACTTTCATTCAAGAACAAGTAGAAGATAGTTTTAATGATTATAAATTTATAATGAGTGTTTTATATGAATACTTTAAAAACGAAGTGAATAAAATGTCTGAAAAAGAATTTAAAGACTATTTAGAAAATGAACTTGGGTACTCAGAAGAAATGATAATTAATTTATTCAAATTAGAGGCGGTGCAACAATGAAAACGCGATCACACAAAAGCATTATCGGACAACTTCGCAAGAAGTACGGCCTAAAAGATAACACGCCAATACACAAAGTAGAGCAAATAATGACAGCCGAGGACTGGCAAGCGTTTAGCACCGCGTTAACCTTTCCAAATGGTAAACCAACAAACAGGAGTAAATAACTAATGAGTATTAAAATACAGCCAAATAAAAATTATAGATGTCCTATTTATTCTAAACCGCCATTAGATAAAACAAAAACCTACAAAGGCTATATAGCCTTTAGTCAACCTAATTATAAAGAAAAAGGTTTGGTCTTTTGTGAAGATTATCTTTTAAAAAAGGGCGAATACAAAATTATAAAGGAGCAAGACTAAATGGACATACAAACATTACTAATACTTATGTTCATGGCTTTCTGTCTTTATGGAGTCGCACTAATCATTAAGGATAAAGATAAATGATCTTTTCAATAAACATCAACGGCTTAATCATTGACTGGTGCTACACCATCAACAACCATGAGAAGCAGTATCATCAAACATGGATACCTAAACTCAGCGACATACAAATAATAACCAAGGAATTAAAAGGTCTTACAGTTAGCGAAGTTAGAAAACTAATACTTGAAGACATGCAACCCGATATACAAATGGTGAGAGATAACACCAACAAGAAGGCGAGAGCCAGGAGGTAAAAAAATGTCTAAAGATGCAGATAGAATAAAAGAACTAATAGAAATTGAACGCGACCTTAAAACAGTGCCAGTGAAAGATGTTGAGAGAGTCTATACCGTTGAGTTTATGCCTATTGAATTTAATATATTCGTAGGCAACAAAGCACCAACGAGGGAAGAAGTAGGCAGGGCAATCATTCAAGAGATTGAGAACGATACCTTTTATTATAAAGAAGTAATTAAACACGTTAAGGAGCAAGACAATAATGAATAATACATGGTCAATAACTGTTACAGAAACAACAACAAAATCATACGACATCAAGCAAAATGATTTACCAAAGAATGAATTAAAATGGTTAAAACGTGCTGCTGATTTTGAAATAGATTTAGCTGATGAGGAATATATTGAAATATTTAAAAAATATGGAAAGCAGGTTAAATGTGGAACTTATGACAGCTGTGAGAATGAATTAGTTATTTATCCAAATATAATACATGACAGGGTATCAAGTGATGAATAACCTAATAACTAAAATAGTATTTATGACAATCCTAATTTGTTTATGGTTATTGTTTCTAATGAACGGTGGTATTAAATGAAGATCGACCCAATACAACTAGAACAAGCAACCGCATTTATATTAGAAACCAATAAATATATATACGAACAAGCCAAAGAACTAGCAACGCAACACTTACAAGCAGAAGATAACAAGAACTTTAAATTTAGAGTTAAACGCT